CCCGGAATTCCCTCGTTTCTGCTCGAGTTTTAATAGCAGAGGGCACGGACCCAAGAACCGAATCTCTTCAAGATCACCTGACTATGTCAGGCGGATCCATTTTATGTGACAGGCACTCCTGGAAACGGGAGTGTGATGCCAAATCTAAATTGAAACAAACAAGATCCGACAGTAGGGCCTTCTCTTTGAGGGGGCTCCAGCTCAAGGATCATAAGAACAAATCAGAGCGACGTGAGTCTGTCTCTGAAATGGGAACTTCTTCAAAGGCTGCTTTGGCAGCCGAGTGTCGTAAGGTTGTAAAGCGTGACGGAAAGTTCTCAATGGCCCAGGCCTATGAACAGAAGAAACGTTCTGCTGCCGCGTCACGGAAGATACAACACTCTGGACTGGGCCATGTTATGGCACAACAATCCAGTTCCGTCATTGTCCTAACTATTGCAAGGCGCTTCAGGAGGGGATTATTCCCATCTGGCCCTGAATTAGCGAGCTTTTGCGAGTTGGGCTTAAGCAAGACGGATGTTAAGGAAATGCTGGTGGCATCCAATGAATTCAGCAGTAGGCTGATTTCTTCATTGTTGGAATTGCTACTAGTCCGAGCAGGGATCGAGGTAAATCCTGGTCCTCACTGCCGGAATTGTGACGTGGTTTTAAAGAGCTTTGATGTGGTTAAAGGTGTCAAGGGCAGTGTTAGATGCCGGCTATGCCGTCGTCAACTTGCCCAGGTGTCGCCTGGCAATTATGCGCACCCTTCAAGAGATGGAACCTTCAGGCCAGCTTCGAGCTTCGAGCCTGATGCCCATTACCCACGTGAATCGAGGAGAGCCCTTTCTCAGGATGACTCCCTTGATGCGCAGGATGCCATGGACTTGTTTAAGCCTCTGGCTGTTTCCTCGAATGGACTCACAGACCTTACTGCCCTAAAGAAGGCACGGATGCCTGAAGAACAGGTGCAAGCCTTAGAGCGGTTCTTGGGTGAGACTGACTCGCTCAGCTCATCTGAATCTGAATCAAGGACATCTAGCCCTGAACCCTTGGGGTGTCATGGGCCTAAGAATCAGTCCATTCTCGAAAAGGTTCCTCAATGTAAGGGGCAACAGGTTAAGTTGCCAATACCTACTGCGAGGTTGGCTGTAGCGCATGTCATTCGTGGTGAACTTCCTTCTCCAGTCATGCCAACTCCGCCTTCAGTGGGTTTTGGTGGCACCGGTTCCACTATAAAACTCTTCAAGCCCATCCCAAGGGCTCCTCAGAAGGTTTACACACCATTGAGTCCCACCAAGAGCCTCCCAACACCACCTTTGGCTGCACCAGTGGAAGAAGAAGCTGTTCCTGCTGTTTTCCCGCTTTGTGGCCATGAGCTCACTAGCGTTGAAGCTAGTGAACTCATCCGCATGATAGCACCTTCTGCACGCATGGCGCCAGCACTTGGCTGGAAGTCATTGTTTGGAATGTTCGACAACTGCCGGTTTTCCGACACTGCTTGCAGTGTGTTATACAAGGGTGAGCAACGATTGGTGTCAGCTAGGGGAGTGGCAGAGCAGAAGCATCCGTTGGATGTACATACTCTGGCTATAGCAGCACCATCTGCCTCACCTGTCATATCTGCATTAGGAAGTGTCCTTCCAGGACTATTCAAAGCAGCTTCAGTTGTCACACTTGCCTGGAAAGCCACAACAATATTGTCCCAGTTGGCCACAGGCAGTAAACTCGGAAATACCATGGGTAAAGTTGCACAGGCAAGCAAGTTTGTTGCAATCTGCTGTAATGCAGCTGCACTAATTTCCCTTGCCGGTGTGGCTTATGGTGAGTACAAGAACATAACGACTCGGTCCGTTAGGGCTGAAAATTTGTTTGTTCACTACTCACCTCACATGGTTAGTAGTTATCTGCTTGATAATGACCGCCACGTCAATGTTGACCTTATGTCTTCGAATATCAGGGCACAATCCAGGCGACTTGCCTGCTTGCCAATCCCTGATCATAATGCGATGTCTGTAATTACTGGGTCTGAGTGTGCCGCTCTTGCATGTGCAAGATTGAGCGGGAATCATTTTTTCGCCCAGGAGCGCGCCCTGTGATTTTTGCACTAGGCGCGCGAGCCAAGGAAATTCCATTGCCAAGGCCAGATATCCCAATTGATTTACCAACATTTAACCAACCATCGTGTACTAAAAACCGTAAGGTTGTGTTCCGCCAGCTCCCGCATTGCGGTGTTCCTGGTTATGCACCATTGTGCTTGGACGCGAACGACCCTGATACGGTTGTTTGTGCATTTACCAAGCGTGTGCTAAGGGACGTCCCTGACCACGGTGACCTAACTGAATTTGCATCATTTGTGAAGCAATATGTTCAACGGTTTCCTAAGGTAAGTGTCATGGGATTTGAAGAGTGGTTGGAATCCACAACTTATAATGAAGAACGTAAGAGCAAATTGAGACTAGTGAAAGACAGTCTACGTGGTGGTCTCCCTCAAAGGAAAAAGTGCTCACGGGTAAATTCATTCGTCAAAACCGAGTTTTACCCTGAGTATAAACACGCACGTATGATAAATTCACGTTGCGATGAGTTCAAAGTGGCCTCGGGCCCTGCGTTTAAGACCATTGAACGCATGGTTTACGGGCAAAAAGAATTCATTAAGCATGTACCTGTCATACAGAGACCGGCGGCAATTCGATCGCTCCGTCAACACGGGCGGCGTTATTTTGCCACGGACTTCACAGCGTTTGAGTCCCACTTTAAGTCGGACATTTTAAACGCAGGTGAACTAATTTTGTATGACCATTGTCTCTCTGATTACCCTGCCTTAGCCGCGCTTATCCACAATGTTATTAGTGGAGAAAATAAGTGCCGTACTAGGTCTGGAGTGAAGGTGAAAATAGGAGCACGACGCATGTCAGGAGACATGTGTACGTCGTTGGGAAATGGTTTCACCAATTTGATGTTAGCCAAGTTCATTGCATTTAAGAAAGGTGGTGATATAGACGGTTTCGTCGAGGGTGATGATGGGCTATTTTCGTCCACTGTCCCCCTTACCCCTGCAGATTATTCTGCATTGGGTTTCACCATCAAGATTGAAGAAGTTTTGGACCCTTGTATGGCTAGTTTTTGTGGCATCGTATGTGGTGACTGCGGTGATATCGTTCGCGATCCGCGCAAATTCATCCAAGGCTTTGCCTGGACTGGTTCCTTTGTGTATGGCGGTAACAAACTAATGTTACAGTTGTTAAGAGCAAAGGCATTGTCAACATTGTTTGAAACTCCCGGCTGCCCCATTGTGTCCATTATGGCCAAATTCGCTTTGGACAGGACTGTTGGAGTTGTGCCGAGATTTGTAGACGACGGGCAACATAAGTGCCCTTCCGATACTGTGAATGTGCCTGATGTTCTCATCAGACCGGAATCGCGCCTCCTGGTGGAACAATTGTTCCGTATTCCAGTTGGCGTGCAGTTAGCAGTTGAACACTGCATTGAAGCAGGAGACTTCGCTGGTGTGTCGCACTTGTTGCCCGCACCAGTTGATGTTTCTGATTATTCAAGCAAGTTTGTGGAACGTCGCTGTTTGTAGTGGCGCTCCCTACCCCCCACGTGATCTTAAATGCGGACATGGAAGTAACCGCGTTTATGCTGTGGGGTGAGCCCTGGTTTTTACCTTACTTATCAGGCGAGCTGGGGCATTCCCCCTAAAGCCAGAACTTCCACCACTTCAGTATATTTAGCTATTTAACTGATTTTAATATTAGCTGCTCAGAAATTAAGTGAAATTTTCAAGTCTTCTCCCCACGTCGCGTCTACTCCAGACGGTAAGGCGTGGCTTCTCAAGGCGTTGCATCCATCTGACCCCATTTCAGATTGTCGTGGCATACCTGACAATTCAAATTGTCCCACTGTTTTCTTGAACTACAATTCTGTGTTTAGACTTAACTGTCCCGCTGGTCAGGCTTCGTGGGGCTTTGACCTCACCGCCCTACCCAATATGCTCCTTCAGGCATATGCGGTCTTATTAAACGCAGATGGAACGTTCAATAGTTCCACAAATTTTGCCAACCAAGCATTTCTCCCTCCGGGAAGTGCAACAGCCTCTTATATCCAACTTTTGACCCAATTCAGGTCACTTGGAATTGAGGCACATAGGTTGGCTTTTTATGGCGTTACTGCCTATCAGGACGGTCCCACCCTGGCCGACCAGGGCACGCTGACTGCAGCCCAGTGGCATGTTGCTCGTAGAAAGTACTACATTTCAGCCAACCCCGCCGGTGCAGCAAATGCGATGGGTGTTAGGCGTGTGGCTACCTATCAACCTAGTGACTTTGCCAACTACTCAACTTCCCAATACATGCCAAATGCATATTTTGGACAGTCAAAGGAGGGTGTTTATCTTCCGCTTCGGCTATCTGGTAACCAGTCCTATGTTACCGATGCTGATCTTGAACTAATTGATTACAACTTCGGGCGCCAGGATGATGACGATGTCATCGATATCCATGCGACAGCCGTTGGAGCAGCTGCCCCGCCATACCCGTTGGCCACTGGTGTGTGGGCCAACCTTACTCCCGTAATTAGTATAGTAGGTGACCCCATCTATAAGCCCTTGAATGAAATATTCGGGGGCATTTCTGCCAGGAATCTGGCCCCAACCACATCTTTCTCCTTTTACTTTAGGGTTGGCATTGAAGCTAGGGTTTCCCCCGCCTCCATGCTGGCTTCTCAAGTTAGAATGTCCCCACCTGTTGACATGAGTGCATTGAATGCATACTCGTTGATAAATCGGGAACTTAAGGATGCTTACCCATCTGATTTTAATGACTTGGGTAAATTGTGGGAGGTGATTAAGAGCGCTGCGCGAGCAGTGTTGCCTGTTCTCGGGGCCTTTGGTGGCCCGCTTGGCGCTGGCATTGCTGGCGTCGGGAACATGCTGTTGGGAGTTACTGAACGTAAACCAACCAAATCTCTACCTAAAACACCTACACGCCAAACTCAGCTACCAGCTGCGTCTGTTGATCGTCTTAGGGACGATCAGGCTGTAGAGCGTTCTAAGATGGCACACGCCGGTGGCAAGGTTTTCAAGCCATTGCCTCGGCCGCCATCCCGTGTCGTTAAGACGCCACGTACTAAATAAGCAGTATTTTTGATTTCAGACTGGCTGGCTGGTCGATGATTCAAATGCCGCTTGTGTTAATGTTTCGTTGGCGAGTTGGATCGTAGTGATGGTCCTCCTTCCTAATTGCCAACTTCACACTTCTACCCGCCATGGTGTAGTAACCAGGTCTAGTAAGGCCGATGGTTCTATTACTGTGAGCGTTGTTACTTAATGGTTGCTGGACCGTTTTTCCAGTGATGGGGCTCTTCCCATCTAAATA